CTTTGATAAAATCTTTTGAACTTATACTATATAAATTTGTAACTATAAAACCTGACATGGCCGCAACCACTCAGGAAAAATTCATCACAAATTAAGTAATTGCTCAAGGCCATAGCCTACCTACTTAGCTACCAGTAGGATTAGTTTAAGCTCTTCAGCTGCTCCAAATAGAGCTCGGTTTTAACGTCCCAAGACGGAGTTTAACGCCCTCCGGCGTAGTGCCAACTAAGTGGCAGCTGGTAATGTGGCAACTGGATGCACATACATTATCGGTATGTCAACAAAATAAGACAAAGAAAAATCATCTCCAGCGGATACATAATGATCTACCGAGACATCGGACCCAACATTGGTAACAAACTTAGTTAGTAATGTTACAGCAGCGTTACCTGATATAGGAACTGCAGAATTGCCAGTTCTAGCCGGTAAATATCTGTGTTTGGAATGATAAGGAATCTCAATATCTAACGCCTGTTCACCAAAATCAGTGACTGAAGAGCCACCAGCATGTCCAATTACTTCCTGGCGATTTCGAACAGCGGCGGATGATATAGAACTAGGTGTCGTGTACGCTGGTATCTGTGCAACAGAGTTAAAGAAAGTAGAGGTAACGGATCTTTCCACAACGGTATGTTCATACGTGGGACCAAACCCTGCTACAAAGCGATGACGTACGGAACCTCTCCGTGCTAAAAAAGCAGGTGTGAAATAATTTAAAAAAGTCATACTAGTAAAATTAAAGGGAGCGCCTGCTAACTGCACTGCCGATGGCGCCCGCCCGTTATACAAAGGAAAACCAGGTAACCTAAGTTTCCAATTATATCGTTGAATGCCCAAAGCAATAAATATAGGCCCCCAAGTCCCAGACCACGTATACCTCTTTAACAAGGTACGAAGGGACACAATAGGATCGCCATGAAAGATAATAGCAGATTTATCACCGGTCAATCGTGGTCCAAAAGTTATATGCGCAGTATTGGCTTTGGGAGACAAAACCACGTCTGTCCGGGTATCACCAGATTGAGGAAAATAAGATAAATTGTTAATAAAGCCAGTAGGAGAAAACACCTCAAAATCATCAGTGGCAGACACTGTTACCATCACAGAAATAGGAGAAGTCAAATTGGTGTCAGGAGCTGTCAATTCATTTTCGACATATAACACCAA